TTTTAAGAAGGCAAGTAATCCATCAGACTCCTCTTGGACGAATCCAGGGAGGAGTCTGGTTATTTGATTAGATAACTTGTCTACTGAAAATGGCATATTATGCTACTGTTGCACCATAGTTTGCAACGACATACCATTTGCTTCCGTTCCAGAACAAGAGTGCGAACTCACCAACTGCATCAAATGTGAGTTGGTTAGTTGCAGTACTTGTAGAACCAAAGTTCGTGACAGTAATCACTGCCGTCGAACTTGTTGAAGGAGCAGTCGTCATACCAATTATTTTTAATTGACCTGTGTTTGATCCATCGCCCAATGTACCTGTAGCAGTCGTTGATGATGCTGCAGCATTCAAGTCATACAATGTTGTGAACTCAGTATTGAGGTCGGCACTTGCATTACCTGTGTATGTGGTAAGATCATCAGATGCTAAAAATGTAGGGATATTTTCAAACAATTGGTTAATTGTCATTTTTTTGTTGACAGGTGTTCCACCTGGATCGTCAACAATGTGTAGTAAATCTGCACCACCGATGTCTGAGTTAGACACTTGGGTCAATGCAGTAATTTTTTTATCTGCCATTTTATTCTCCTAAAATTAAAATCCTCTTTCGAGGGAAACTACTTGCGGGACTCGCACCACTTTATTCATTATGTGGAGTATGATGTCACGGATGAATATCCGACACCAGCACTCGATTCACCACTTGCGATGGTGTCTGCTTCACCTGTCACTGTTAACAAACCTTGTTTGATATCAATGAGTTGTCCTCGAGTCGCAGTTACATCATAACTGTTTGGGACGATGGTGAAGTAAATTGATTTATCAGTGTTAGATGTACCTGTTACAATGATTCCGTTGATGGTAATTTTTCCTGAGGTGTAATCAATCGTTCCTGCGGTCGGATCGGAATATACACGTGTAGAACCAGAGAAGTAATATCTTCTCAAATTACCAGCACCATCGTCATCAAAGTAATATGTTGTTACACTATCACCAGATATTTTAAATCCTGTAGAAACCAAGATTCCCCCTGTCGTACTTGCATGTCCACTGTGCGGATGATAGAATGCATTGCCAAAGTTGAGAGTGTATCCCAACGAAGTGTTGAGGGTTGGTTTCAATGTTTTTCTCAGTTTAACTGTTGTTACATTTGATAAGATACTTGGATCCGTGGCATCAATGTCTTTCGACAAATTAGATGATCGGAACACTGCATCAAATCCATTTAAATTGTTGGTATCAAATGTCGTAATAGTAGAGGTCACTAGAGATTCTAGTTCTCCCTTAGAAACTGTTGCTGTTCTTGGATTGTACTTAAAGGTAGAATTAATTAATATATCTATTACTTCCGCATCTACAATCACAGGTCGAACAGTGAGCATGTTCAAGTCACGCAAACGAGACTTGATGACACTTTTTTCATTTTCACTTAAATAATCTGAATTAATAGGTTTAATGGTTAAAAAGATTTTGCCATACTCTGGTGGATCATTATCTTCTCCACCCCATATTGCTATCGCATCTGCGTTAGGATAAAACTCAGTGACCTTTGCTTTATAGTCATTGAGTGTGACCAAACGATTTTGCGATGAATAAAACTTGGATGCTTTAAATTTAATTGACTCAATGCTTTCGTTTTCTGCGCCACCATAAGCAGTGGTCACATTGGTCACGATTGCATTAGAGTATCCATTGATCGCATCAATCAATGAAAATACTTTAGCACCATTGGCATGAATCGTATCTACTACGATGTAAGTTGCTGTGATCACATCTCCGTCTTTAGGAGATTTTCCAATGGTGTTGTCACCAAAATAAACTTCGGTGAATCCTTCATCATTCTCTTGCGTAAAGAAAACTGTTGAAGTGGTGGTAATACTCGAAAGATCCCCTGCTTTCGTCCAACCTGTGGTCACACTGTCGCTGTTCACAGACAGTGAGATAGAACCTGAATCCACTCTTTCGTTGCTGAGTTTGAATTTAGGATTCGAAAGTTGACCATCATACACGAATGTGTCCGTGACATATGTACCTTGTTTTAAAGGGATGTTGCTATATGTATAGGTAGAACCATTTTGTGTAGGAGTGACCGATGAAGTCACCACAAAGTTATAAGTAGAACTGTCAAACACAGTAGAGAATCGAGATCCTCGTACTAGAGTCATCTCGCTCAAGGATGGATAAGAACCATCGGCACTGCGGACATTCAGCAGTTGCATCTCAAACTGTGAGGATGCACCTGAATATGAAGTCGGCACATATCCTAACTCTTTGGCTCTACTGATCACATTCTTTCTTAACTGTGCTGTTTCTAAAAATAATTCAGATGCTGCCAAGTTGGTATTAAATGCTGAGATGTGTGAGTTATATGCTAAGAGATCAATAAGGATACTGAGTGTGGATCCTTCAAAGTCATAGTCCTTGAGTGTGCTTTGACCTTTGAGGAACTCTTTCAGATTATCTGATATATTCTCGAAGTCAGTTTCTGTTACATTGAGGGATGAACTGTTGATCGCCATGTTATTTCCTATCTGATTCTATTGAGTATTATATCCAACTGTTGGGGTCTTGGATCATTTTTAATATCATAATATATTGACACTGCCAGTTCGTTGCTGTCTAGTGCGTCTTCACTCGCAACAATTCTTATATTGTCAATACGAGGTTCAAAGTTGCGGAGCAGTTTCTTGATACGAAGTTCGACTTCATCGACCAGATCTTCCCCTGTTAACTCAAATAAGAGTCCTCGGATATTCGCTCCGATTCCAGGTTTAAAAGGTCTTTCAAAGTTGTCAGTCAACACAAGGTTCTTGACTGCTCGTCGTATGGCATCAGAGTCACTCTTAAGATTCACATCTTTGGTGACTGGGTTCGCACCAAATTTAAGATCTAGGTCGGTAAAGTATTTCTTCGCGACATTCTTACCTTTGTTTACTATTTCCGTTGCCATATCAGTATTTATACTCGATTGTCGATGCGTTTACCATTAAAGTTTGAATTACTTGGGTTTAGATACATCTTTACCATCACCCTGTTCCGTGTGAACATGAGTTGAGAGTTCTATCTCTTTACCTGTCACTTCACCCTGAGCAACAATGTTTTTTGTCACAGTGACTTCACCATCGATCGCGATCGTAGGAGCAGTCATGCTAATATCCTCAGTGCTGGTGATGGTAGTTGAACCTCCGATCGTGGCAGAAACATTGCCTCCGACATTAATGCTGGCATTACCTGTTTGCACATTAATAGTGATATTACCAGACTCAACATGGAGTATCGCATTGCCACCAATATATACATTTTCATCTTTACAAATTACCTCATAATGATCATTCACATGACGATAGATACTATCCCCTGTGTTCGTGATCTCATTATATGTACCACTGCGATGGAAATTCACAATGTGTTCCCTACCTACAGTGTCATCTATTTCAAAATAATGTCCTGATTCCGTCTCTAGTGTTTTATTAAATGGATATTTGGGTTGGGTGGTATTGTCTGCTGGTAGTGTAAACCCAACTGTCTCTGGTAATGTAGTTGCTTTATAATCTGGTCGTAGAGTGGTATGAGACTTTTCATTGACATCAGTGATATCCCTGTATCTCGGATAATAAGGTAGATCATCTGCGGTCAGTGTCTTTTCCGTGATCGTCGATCCTGTGCCATCGGTTAATATCTTGACCGATTTCGGTGTTTTCGGTGCATCTTCTAAGGATTGCGTCAATCCCCATGATCTCGTAGGATCTTGTACAGGTGCCACTCCGTCTGGAGTGTCAGTATAATCACTCGCTGTGAGTCGACGTGGATCATTAAATCCATCCTCTACAGTGGGAGTAATTAAATTACCCTCAATATCCCTGCGTGAACCAGAAGATGGAATACCTAATGTGGAACCCAACACCACAAAGTTCTGTTGTAGTGAATCAACGAAACATCCGATCACTGTCGAACCCTCTACCAAACCATGCACAGTGTGTCCGAGACCACTCAACGATGCTTCGGTGTTCGGCATCATGACCTGACTCCAAGGTAGATCGGGAGTTGCTATTTGTTGCTTATCATGAGTATGTACTCCATGCACACGCACACGCACTCTCCCTACTTTGAGAGGATCGTTGCGGTCTTCGACCATGCCATAATAAAAGTCCATGTTGTCTCCTAGTCAGGTCTATACGCATCAGATACTTGGATCTCTGCGTCTTCGATTTTTGCTGCAATAGATTCTTTCACACATTCTAGATGACAGAAAGACTCCTTGCTAGCAACTTTAAATTCAAATTTAATCCCTGTAATGAGAAACTTGCTGTCGTCAAAGGGATTCTCTACTTTATCATTGTCTACCTGAGACAATGGTATCTCGGCATGTAGCATTAAACCACATTGAATATCTGTTCTGCCTGGAATAGATATTCGAGTTATATTCTGATGTAGCATTTTTTCTAGAGCATTGCGTTCAAAAGATTCTGCCGACCCATGATTAAAGTCAATGTCTCGGAAAGTGTCTGAGGATGCATAGTCTGTACTGACACCAAATTTATGATTCATGTCAATAGTGTGTTTATAATAGGCATCATAGGATTTATTTAAGTTGGTATCAAAATCCACTTCTCTATAATCAGGTGGAGTATCCTCATCCACGACCTCTCCTCCCTCAATGATCTTTTCAAAGTCATCATCGATTCTGAGTTGTAGATATCCACTGTGATGACCTTTGGGATTGCGAGCATATACTTCGCTCAAGTCAAAGATGACATCGGTGGATATTTGCGTGATCTGATCATAAGAGTTCTTTCGACCTGCGTACGCACCTGTCGCCATACCCTCTGCGACATCAAATCGCTTCGGTGTATTTACTGCTAATATCTGTGAGTTCTTACCTGTCTCTTTATCTTCTAGAGTGCTTTCTTCTACTTTATTCTGTCGTGCGATATTATATGTAAACTCAATCGGATATTCCTGTTGCATCATGGTGTCCACGGAACAGAAACGAAATCCACCATTGACTGTTTGATAAAAGAAGAAAGGATTCGCCCAAGATGCCCCACTGTCCATGGTCAATGCCTCGGAGGTGAGTTTCTTGACTGTCTCATGTACTGTTAAATTAGGCACAACCACCTGTAGATTGTCAGGTTTACTCTCTTCGAATAAATCAAACTCCTCTTTATATATATGTGCTTTATCAATACATAGGTTGGCAATGATATTAGAGATAGAACCTCTGTAAGTGGAAGAGATCCTTGCCTTGCGTGTAAAGAACATACGAGGATCGACTAAATGAATCAGATAAGTATACAAGGAACTTGAGACTTTCTCTACCTTTGAGATCTTATAGATCCTCAAGTTCTTGTCAATGGTAAAGGTCTTTTCTGCCTCGGTGCCAGTGCCTTCGTATTGCGATATATTGATATGAATATATTCCTGACCAAATAAACGAAATCGTTCTAATATATTCAGTCCATCAAATACCCTCAGAGTTCCAGTAATAAAGGTCTCGAATATATTTTCATAGAGATCAATCTGACCCACTTGACCAGCAATGTCCACTGTCTCACCCTCTGGGTTCGCCAGAGTGATGCAATGTACTTGAAACTGCCCTCGTTGTGTACTCATTTATAAACTAAGGGATTCGGGAGTGGTAGCAATCGGAGTCCAAGCATAGGACACCTTGCGACGATCGAGTTCTACGATGCACTTTCTGCGTTGCTTAGGTTTGCATCGTTCCTCACCATTAATATACTGTAATAACATCTCAGTGTCTATCTGTGACATGTAATAATGTGTGGTGACAAAAGATCCGTCTTTCTGACGCACGATATCGCTCTTTTTAAATTTTGTGGGCATAATATAATTTCCTATATTGATATAATTGATTCAAATTCTCTGACAACCTGTCGTACGAAACGAGGTTCGATGACTTTAATTTGTCTTTTTTCTTCATTGGTTGCTCTCTCCGCATCAATATTAGAGACAGGAGTGTTGGTTGCGTTATCAGTATTAGACAATGCACCTGAAGTCTCAGCATAATGATGTACTGCATCGCGATGCTCAGAGGTGGAAAGCAAGGTAAATGATTTTCCAGAAGTATTTCCTGTGATGGTATTACCAGCCACGCATCTATTTAGATTGTCATAGATGACAACGATGCGTTTCATGGTAGCATTGACTTCGCATATGGTGCCTTTTGCACCATTAGAGGATACAAAACCCTCACCGAGTGCAAACTTGGAAGTTCCAGACACAATATCTGTCGTATTCGTCGCATTCAGCACGAATCCAGGATACTTTGTGGTCATAAATGCATCAAATGCAGAACTATCTCGATACCAGTCATTTACTGTGCCTAAGAAGTCATTGACTAAAAAGAAAGTCCAATATAAATCCCCATCGCCATACAGTCGACTCGCGACCACGTCGGGACGATCTCCCTCTTGTATCTCATAGACAGTATAATTAATAATAGAATCGATTCTATTGGTCTCAATCTTTGCTTTACGAAAGAGATCTTTGATGGTAGTGAAACTTCCATCTGCGAACTCATATTGAATCTCAGGGAAGTTTGCGAAATATTTATTTGCCATGGGTGTATCTCTCTCTTTATATTAAGTCACGGATGTTGTTGCCAATGCTTTTTGGATCCACTCCAACATATTCTTCATAGTTATTTCTTGAGAGGATCTTAGTTTCGGCAAAGTCAATCGTTAGATTCACAGCAGTTGGATATCCATCAGCAAAAGCAGAGAACTTTTGACCACCTGCATAGTCTACTGCCATGCTGGTACAGACCATTCCAGGTAAATATCCTTCGATTCGATCTTTAATACCTTTACTAAAAGACACATCCCACTGTGGGGGATATATTAAAAAGAGATCGTTCTCTGCAGTTTTAGGCAACATGCGTAATCGGAAAGCAGTGATGATTCTTTGCACCTCTTGTGCCTCTGCTCGTGACTTAGGTTTGAATTGCCAAGCGAAATTAAAGGTTCTAAAAGGTACATCTTTGAGGAAAGTCTCTCTTAATGGGTTTGCTGCCTTTCCTGCGACCTTGTTGACGAG